CGAGGGTTATAAGCGAGCTTAACAACGTTTTTAATCTGACCTCTATTGAAACCGCCAGGTGAGAACCATGGGTCTCTAAGGTCATCTGTTCTTACTACTAGACCAGCAACGTCACCGTTGAGCGGAATCCAGCGGTAAAGGTCGTTATATTTGTCGTACTGATACTTGTAACCACTGTCAAGTACTGCGTAGGATGTAGAACGACAAGCGTTTCTAAACTCTACAATCTTGTCAGCAGCATCTGGCTCATTAACTACGTCGGCCTTTTCCGGTGAACCGAAAGCTACGCAATCTTTTCTTACTTCACAAATGTTATCAATAATATAGTTGAAAAGATTTTCGCCATGGGTGCCGCCATTAGCACGACCTGTTAATATTAAGCTTACATCAACGTCTGCCGGGTCAGAGAATAAATCATAACCTTTAGCAAGATCTGCTAAGGTTATAGAAGTTTCAGATGCACCGTCGCCACCATTGACTAATGAATATGTCTTTGGAAGCGCTGAAGCAAGAGCTGTTGAAGCAGATGCAGTGGTTGAAGAAGAAGGTAGGTTAGGTAAGTAAATGTAATTAGAAGTATCATTTATTACATCTGCATAATAGTTAGAAGACCCATCTTCTGTCTTAGCATCCGTTGCTCTTGACATTGAATCCCATTTTTCTAGGATCTGGCCAGGTACGCCCGTTATTGCACCATCTTCATCGACAACTATGACATGCAATTCGTCGCCTACACCTCCACGGGCTGCAACATAATTAGTAGTAGTAGGAGCACTATCAAATGTGTCCCAGTACTTCCAAAGTCTGTCTAATGTTGCAGTTCTAAAATCCTGTGATAGGGTATATCTTGTCTTGAAAGAAATTTGTCTAGTAACTCTGGGTATACTTGTAGACACTGTATAAGCATCTGCTGTATTAGAAGCAATAGCAGAAATCTCTAAGTATTGCTCACCGATTGATGAGTTACCTACTTTAATAACGTCGCCAACTTGCATTCTAGCCATTACATCGTCGAGCTCGTCTGTAAGAGTGGTATTAGAAACTCCTGAACCACTTGCTACAAGAACTACGTTAGCTGTATTAGAACCAACAACAAATGAAATGCCTGTGTTAACTGTAGAGTTACCTGCATCTAAGTTGGATGAAACGTTTGCATACAAGGTGTTGGAACCTTGTAATAAAACAACCGTGTTAGAAAAAGCTTCGTCTGAATCGCAGATTTCTACTCTTAAACTGTTACCAAGTGCGCCAGGATATCTGGCAACTACTTTAGCAGTGGTAGAAGTATAGTCTCCGTCATTGAAAGCGTCTTCGTTTTTAATTGTTGTGTTTGCTGTACCTGTTTCTGCTGCGTTATTAGCAGTGGAAGAAACTACGCGAGCAACATAAAGTTTGTTACCGTATGCGAGGAAATTGGCTGCGGTGAAGAACGTCTCGGCGTTATCATTGGTTGGTTTGCCAAATCGGGCAGCTAAAGTAACTTCGCTATCTACTAGTACACGCTGCTCAACTGGACCCCATTTGAAAACACCGGCGATTGCACCTTCAGTACTGGATACGGCTGGGACAACTGTAGTAAGGTCGATCTCACTTACATTTACACCAGGGCTGACTTGAAATCCCATGTTATCTCTCCTTTAATGATGTCAATAAGATGACTTATCTGTGATTATTTATGTTTTTACGGGGCTAGAAAACTCGCTCGCCAGACTCCCAGTCAACGATTTCATATGGAAGATTGTCAGGATCTAACTCTCTACCATCATTTATAAACCCGAAAGGTGTTAAATCTTCCTCAACTATATGGGATTGCTGTGCTTGCAATTCCTTTCTAATATTAGAATTAGTAATTTCTTTCCAGTATTCTTGTTCTGATAACCAGCCAAATAAAACAAGGCACATTACTAAATCGTCATGCTTGCCTTCTTCTGCTTGATAACTATCCCCGCGCTGTACGAAACTAGTCAACTCTTCTAAGATTTTATAATCGTTTATTGTTAGTTGATTATTTTCTATTAGCGTCTTTAAATTTAGGCAACCTACCCTTTTGACTTGTTTCGTAGTTCTGACACCTAGATATTGGCCTGAAGGCCCGAATCCAGAAGATAGCACCTGCCCGGCGCGCCCTCTAGCAGACGACATTAATATATTTTCTACTTCTAATTCTCTATGTAAAGAATTTACTACTGAGCCCCCAATGTCATTGGATTCTACTAGAATATAAGCATTGTTGTATTGCTTGGCAAACCCTGCTATTACTTCAGGGTATACCATGGGAGAGATAGTATTGTTTTGATATACGCAAACTACTTTAAAAGGAAACTCAGACACATCTAAAACTGATATAGCTGAATAATCATTTTCAACTCCTCTTGCAGTATCAACAATCATAAGATATAATCTACCTTGTTTAGGCTCTTCATATATTCTGGTGTGTTCATTAGAGGATTTTGGATTAATGTAAACCAGTCTTCTAAGCACAGAGGGGCTAATTAAAGTGTTACTAGATCCTATAAACTCACATTCAAATTCAATTCTGAATTGTTCTTCAGAAGTATTTTGTATGGTTTGTCTACGCCAGTTCTCATCTCTTCCTGGCACATCAGACCAGTGCACATCTATTCGTTTATAATTGTTTAAACCATTTTCACTATCTGTCCACAATTTAAAAAATAAATTTAAACCGTTAGGAGTAGAAGTTATTAATACTTTAGAAGTTTGACCAGAAGAAATTGTGGGATACACAGAAGCAAAAAACTCTTCCTGAATATGGGTTGGTACGAATGCAAATTCGTCCAAGTAAATTAAATTAAACGAACCGCCACGAATAGCTGATGCGGAGGTAGAAGCTGCAAGCATTTTAGAGCCGTTTTCTAATTCAATATTACCCTTATTCCATTCTACTATACCAAGCTGCAGCCACCTTGGTAAATGTTCATAAGCAAGTTGAATTCTGCCTAAAATTTCTCTTGACTGGGAGGATTTGTGGGCTAAAATAGCAATACTAAAGTCTTCATGAAACATAGCATACCATAATAGTACAGCTGCAATAGTAGTGGTCTTACCTGTCTGACGAGGCATTTTACAAATAACGAATCTTTCTTTTTCTACCAACTCTACTATATTTTTTTGAAATTGGTATAGATTAAAAGGTATTAAGCCCTGATCAATATTTACTATCTTAATATACGTCTCAATAAAATATAAAGGAGATTGACCACACTTTATAAATTCTTCTACCTGCTCAGGGGTAAACTCAACAGGTATATTGGCGCGTTTTAGATTAGGATTGCCGAGATAATTTTCACGGTTCATTGTTCTTTAAATACTGTCGTTTTATTAATTTTTGTAACTCGCCAGTACTACCTACAAACAAATTATTATTTACAGTCGAAGGCTGTTTTTGTCTTTGATCATTAGTAATATCTTGCTTACGTTTGGTAAGATCCAATAAAGCTATATTAGCTTCAGATAAAGTCTTAACCAGATTGGCTACAACTTCATAAGCTCTAGGATGTTGTGATTGTTGAGCTACTGCTAATAGATCACTAAGAGCATTACTACCATGCTCTATAACCTGATACAAATTGCCCCTAGCATAATCAAAGTCGTTATCAAGAGTAGAATCTTTTACGATTTGTTTAGCTGTCTGAATGTCTTTTTGTATCGGTTCTAATTCTAAAAATTCGCCTATTTTATCATCCGTCATTGTATGTCTTCTGTATTATATAACCATAATTACTATTTGCTAGAATATTGTACCTACTGATAGATCCAGCATCTGGCCCACTTACAGTTACTACCGGTGCTGTTAAATATCCGGCTCCTCCGTCAGTGATAGTAATACTATTTATTTTACCGTCCTCAACTTCGGCCGTAGCTGTTGCAGTGACGTTAGGTGGATTAGCTACAGAAATAGTAGCATTTATTATATCTGTCGTTGAAGGTAAAGAAATTGCAGTCACTATTCCATTATTAACAGTAGCTGTTAAAGTCTCAGAATAGGTCACAGTTGTATTACCACTCGTTCTGTCGCCGGAGATATTTACTATAGGAGATACGCTATAAAACCCACCGCCGTTAGTAATTTCAATATCTGTCACAGCGCCGTTAGCAATTGTTGCTTCTGCAGTAGCCACTACTGAATTTGGACTTGCAATAGTAACTGTAGCGTTTGTATAGCCTCTGCCTCTGACTAAAACATCTATTCTTGATACTGATCCACTACTTACCGTAGCTATGCCGTTTGCAGTTATACCGGTATAACTAATTGGATTACCATTAGCATCTTGACCAGGTACTATGGTAATTTTTGAGCTTGGAGTGCCAGGAGTATCTGGATCCGAACGAGTAATATCCCATTCTCCGGTAGGGCTAGAATCAATAAAGAATTGAGTATTAGCCATTCTAATTAATCCAGATCTTTCTCTTACGGGACCAAATACATATCCTTTTATAGTAAAATCTAAAGTATGAATTAAAGCTCTTCTAGTCTCGTAATCACCCTCGTAAGTATCTTCAGTAGTCATTGAGTTAAATACAACAGGTACGTCTACTTTAACGTCTGGCATATTATCTAAAAGCTTTAATGTGGCGGTATACTCTGGAGTAAAATACGGCAGTACTTGTTCTAAAATTCTTACCCCGTCCTCAGCGTTTCTAACATAAATGTTAAGTTGGAAACCAATATCAAATGGAGTAGGTGTAAAAACGCTTTTAAGTTTATTTACTGCAGCTGTATTATAATACATTCTGGTTAATGGATTTAATCTACGTTCAGCTGAATAATTAAAAGATGTCATTTCAAACGACATTACTGGCAACTGTATAGCTACCTTTCTATCCAGATTAGGATTTTGATCTAACTGAGCCAAATACTTTTCTTTTGGACCGTAAGATATAGGTACCCTAATAGTTTGTATAACATTATTAGAGCTATTGACTCTATCTATTTCTATATCATTAAATAAAGTACCAAAATAAATGACATACTTTCTAATGATGCCGTTATAAAACTTTTCGCCAAACATTAGAATTCACCTTCACTGAACGGATTAATTTCACTAAAATCTATAAAGGTAGCATTACTTTGAAAAAATGTAGAAGTATCAGTCTTATCAATTGTACGCTTGTCGTACTGATCAAGTATAATAGGCTCACCAGCTTCCGTTACTAACACTATACCACTCTCTGTTGCAAGCTGACTCTTTTCTAAATTATAAGCTTGAGAAGCGTCAACCTCAATGTTATCAATATTAGAATCACCAGTATCCAATCTCTCGTCGCTGTAAGTAAACTTCTCAATAACAATATCAAAGGTCTGAAGATCGCCCAGTTGATAGAAAATAGCTTCTCTCTGTACCTGTTTAATTTCAAAAAGAGCTCCGTTTGCGTCTGGTAACGCACCTTTAACGAACGGTAAGAATATTAAATCGCCTTGTCTTGGGCGAGTTATCTCTGGTTCTGCTTCAGTAATTTCTTCTTGGAACCGTCTTAAAGACACAGTAAGAGTTGTTTGGTCTCTTATTTCTAATCCAAACTTAGATAATAACTCCCCTTCCCCTTCAAATCCTTCGACGTTCTTTATATACATCTCAATTGTATATTTGTCTTTAAATTGACTGATTGTGTCTTCACTAAACAGTAGATCTTTATTAATTAGAGTTCTTGGTAAGTAATATGTTTCAACCCCATAGATCTTGATAGATTCAAGTATTAGATCTTCTATGAGTCTCTGTTCACCAGAGCCTTCGTAATTTTGAAAATATGTACTGAGTGCCATACAATATTAACTGGTTGTGTAGCCAGCTGTTTTGGCTAATTTAATTATTACGTGGTACTCGCCATCACCCTGTATTAATATATCTTTGTTAGAATAAACGTCATCTACAAAGCCAACAAAATCATGTACGCCAGAATTAACTAGATAATAATGACCATGCAGTTCATTATTAGCATAAGTTATTACTCTTGAAACATCAATATTTTTATTATTTTTAGTGCCCCAATATAAAGCCCTAATTGTAACTATTGCATTATTCCTATTAAAAGTTTCGTCAGATTTTAAGATAGTTGACGCTAGGTTAATATAACAGTTACCGCCAGATGGGCTTGTAATATAGCATTTTAAAACGCATTCATTGCGAGAATTGGTTAGTACGTGAATGTTAGCCATAAATTACCCTATCATATCAGAAACAGGTAAACTATAGGAAAATATCATTTCTTCTTCAAGCTTAGTTATTTCTTCTTTTGCATCATCTAGTATTTTTGCGCCATTAAATTGCACACCGCCAGGTAATTGTAACCCTTCAAACTTAGTAAGATTAGACCCCCACTGGTATTTTATTTTGGCAGTGGCATAACTTTGCAGCCATCTATCTTTCCACACGTCAGTATATGTATTAGGATCTACTATTTGATAACATTCAGCAATAATACTCTCGCCAGGATTAATTTTTTGCCAGTCCATATCAACATATAACTTATTAATATGTCTGTTATACCGTATGGGTTGTCTACCTACTAACAGCTCTTCAATGAACTGAATGTGCTGCATATTCATATAATACGTAACTAAAGATTGATTAAATGAGGTCAAATCATACAAATCATTTAATGCTATTTGATAACGTATATTAAATAAATTGTTTGTAGATAGTGCATCGCCAATATCAAATATTTTTATTACACCTATAATATTTTCTGGTACAGTTAGGTATCTATTTGTAATATCAGTACTAGTTACTGTCCACTTATAATATTCTTTTGAAGAGCCGTCAAAATGATAATCCCAATAGTAAGATAAAGCTTCATCTATACGATCTTCTACCTGATCATCTTCTACGTTTATCTCTATTACTGGATATCCTAATTTTCTTAAACACCAATTTTTAAATTGTGCTCTTGTAGTTGGCTGCGCCATATTAACCCCATATTAACGTGCCGGCAGAGTTATAAATCTTTAACACTCTGGCTGACCCGTCTTGTAAATCAGAACCCACTCTCAATGTTGTCGTTACGTTTGCACTACCAGTTACTTTGAACGTAGAATCTGTTTGCTCTGTTATAGCACCAACGTGCATTCTACCAGTGTTGGCTACTACAAATCCAGTTCCAGTAGTACCATCATTATGCTGTGGGAAGACTCTAAGTAATGGTGTTGAACCTGTATTACCACCTAAGACGTCAATATTCCAGGTATTGTTAGCCTGCCCTGTGATTGCAGCTGCTAGGTTATTGCCATACCCAAGAGTGATATGACCACCTTCCCCGGCTGCACCACCGCCTCTAATTGCCAAGGTACCGGTACCAATGGCAGTTACAGTTGTATTAGCTATAAAGCTTGTACCAATAGTGAATGCAGCAGAATTTACACCTGCTGATACATTAGCAAAGCCAGTGATAGTAGTATTGCCGGCTGCTAAGGTTGAGCTTAATGTTGTAGCACCTGTGACCTGAAGTGTTGTAGAAACGTTTGCAAAGCCAGTTATGGTTGTATTGCCCATAGCTGCCGTTGTGACACCTGACAAGGCTCCTGCCATTGTTAAAGCTGTCACACCGGTTACAGCCTGCGCAGCACTTGTTGACTGAATTTGTGTAGTACCTATGTATAGTGCCGGTAATCTAGCAAACCCAATAGTACCTGAGCTTATGTTAGTTGCGTTAGAAGCAAATGTGGTGGCGTTAGTATAAGCAGCACCGGCATTGCTTGTAATGGCAGTATTAACATTTACACCGTTTATAGTGATCGTTGCA